TTTTTAATATAGACATCCAAATTAAGAATATTTTTTAAATAATCAATAAAAACACCTTTCTTATTTGAATTAGATATATAAAAAGTTCCGGTATTAATATAATACAAACCAAATAATTGATTTTTTAATTCAATTTGAAATGGTTTTCTTGGATTGGGTTCTTCTTCGTTTTTAGGTTCGTTATATACAGTTTTGCTTCTCTTATGAAAATTATCATAATTAGCATAAATCCATAAGTAATCTTGTATTTTGTTATATTCTATTCTAAATTTATATATCTTATCATTTTTTTCATCAATAAATTTCTCCCTTTGGTTATTTTCTATTTTTAATAGCATATCTCTATCCGGTATTTTGCCATTTATAATAAGCTGCATATTTTTGAAAGATAATCTCATAAACAGTAACTCCTCTAATTTACCTTTTTCTAAATTTTACCACAAATTATCACCTTTTACAATATATAAACAATAATTTGATATAAATAAATTAAGATATAATTTGTGCAAATTAACAATAAAAGGTAAAGCTGTTCTATGTGAACGGCTATTAAAAGGAATTAATGTCAAACACGGAAAAGCGAACCGGGCGTTTTCACGCCCGGAAAGCCTACTGTTTTTCCCGTTGGCTTTTATTTTGGATTCTGAATCCATTATTATAATAACATAGAAACATAGTGTAATTCAATGTAATTCAAAAAATATTTCCATGTATTCGGATAAATTCACTAAGCGCTTTATTGTGAACGTTATAGACGCTTTTTAATTCTTTATATCCTAACTCCTCCTGTATCTGCTCCCATTTTTTAAAGCGTATATACCGTTTCATTAACACAAGCCTGTACTTTGGGTTTTTTATCTGGTATATCTTCAAGCGGATTTCTTTTTTCGTTTCAAAAAGTTTATCGGTTTCCTCGTTTATTTTTTGAGTTAATTCATCATGCTTGTCAATATAAGAGGCGAGTTTAATTTCAGCGCTATTGTCGTTATGCACGCCGGGCGGCATGTCTGTAATTATCTGCGTACATCGGCAGATATCCGAATCGAGTTCCTCAAGCTGTAATATGTTTTCGTCTATCTCCTTGTTAATATAAAAGCTCTGTTTTAAATACTCTCTTGCAGTCACGCCCTTGCCTCCTCGATCCTGAAAATATCAAGCCTTTTACCCGCTCTGATTATGTACCTTCTGGCGGCTCTTGCGGAATCGAACTCCAAGTACCCGTTATCGAGCGTTCCGAGGTAACGGCTGGTCAGCTTATTAAATACGCGGTATTTTTTAATCATATCAGTCTCCTTGACCTAAAGTTATATTTTATATCGTCTATTCTGTCAAAGTTACTGGACTGTCCCGGTCTGCCCTGCGGCAGTTTCGCCGCATGCAAAGCTTTTGTCTCTTCCTTTGTCGCTAATCCGTTAAAATGACAATCGTCCTCATAAGGGCATCTGCCGTTTAAGCAATCGTAAGGCGGATTGCATTTCGGTTTACAATACATCGTTAAATTTAATGTACTCCACAACCGACCCGATAAACTGGGAATTTGGCGGTTGTGATTTCCTGGAATCCCATCTTCCGAAGATGTCTTCCAAGGTTTTTGAATCGGCGCAGTCAAACGCTCTTACAATAGCATGCCTTATTGCCCTTTCAACCCTTGACGGAGTTGTGTCAAACTCCGCCGCTATTTCCGGATACAACCTTTTTGTTATTGCGTACAGATAAGTTTCATCATTAGCGACCATCAAAATTGCTTTCTTCAAGTATTCATAACCCTTAAAACTAAACGACATTCCCATACGTTTAAATATTTCATATATCTGCTTTTCACTGATATTCATTACTCTTTCCTCCTGAAATTTCCTCAATGCTTAAATTCGTGATATCCGCGCTTACATCACAAACATCCATTAAAACGCTTTTAACCAACGACTTCATATCCTCCGGTTTGTCCGTTTCAGCCGTAAACTGAATCTGCGCCGTTGCCCTGCTATGTAGGTTTTCATTTCATTCGCTCCAATCTATTGCCTGACCACAACGGGGGCAATAATTATATTGTCCATGTCCATCATAATCTACGTCATAGGGTGAAGCGCAGCTGGGGCACTTATATATAAGCAAACTACCACCCTCGTTATAAGCTGAAACATTCGGCTTTTTCGGTATCTGCTTTTCGATTGCCTCGGCAGCATACTTTAAAATTTCTTCTTTACTCATTTTCTTCTCCTTTCAACAGTTCAGGGTTGTCAAATTTGTTGCCTACTAATCCAACGAAATAACAATGATTGGATTTATACACACCCTGTTTTTTATTGCCTCTATAAGTGTATATTTTTCCAATTGCTATCCCAAAATCTTTTTCATATCTGTAATTTCGGAACAATTCTACCATGTGAAATCCACAATCACCCCACTCTATAAGCATTGTCTTCGTGTTTTTTACATCAACTAATTTGCCTTTATGTCTTACCTTATCATAAAAATAAAACTCAACAACATCCCCCTCAAAAATCTTCTCGCCGTTTTTATCCTTCATGCCCGTATACTGTCCAATTGTTTCGGGGTCAACTCTGTATACAAATGGTTCTCGCTCGAGTCCTTGTTCGCTGGAGTAATAATTAAATCCGTTAATTTTATATGATTCAAGATCTGGATCGTGTTCTAAATTTCCCTCGACCCACTCACCAACACTCTGTTGAAGCCAGCTAATGTTATCAGGATTATTCACTTTACCTCTAAATAAAATTTCTCTCATGATCGTTTCCTTTCTCTTTTCCACGCTTCATAATCGTCTTTGTCCTCATTAGTCAGTATGCGGAATCCTTTCAATTCGTCATCTGTTTCTTTTTCGATGCAAGATATAAATGTTTCGACAAATTCAAAAACAGTACAGTCTCCATAATGCTTTTCCAGTAAACTTTCAGCCTCTTGCTTCTCTCTCAAAGCTTCTATGGCCGTCAGCAGATCGTAGCTGTCGTCTATATGCTCATTGCTTAAACGTTGTATAGTTAAAATAGCTTTTTCTATATCGTTCATGGGTTACCTCCAACCTTTTCCTTTTCATAATTAGCGCATTTAAACAAGCTTTCAGCAAAATCCAAACCCGCTTGAAAACCGTCGTAATATTTTTTGCGCCCATATGAATCTCGATCGTAATCATACTCCTTTCGACGACGATAAGCTTCAATCGCTTGCAACGCTTTGTCAGTATCAATATTTTTTGCCTTATACATAGATTACCTCCTAATTTTTTATCCTCCCTGACTTTCATTAACAGCCGAATAGCTGTCGTTCGTTATTTCAATCTCCGTTCTTGGATTTTTCTTTTCTGTCTTTCAGCAAAGCTTTCGTCTCCGGTCATTACGGAAATGGTTTCGCATGCGTTTACAGCGATGTCGTATAAATTATCAGACTTTTCAATTTCGTTAAGTAACGATCCGGCTTTACGTATATTATCCTGATACGCCTTATAAACTGAACACCAGTTTAAATACTCCTTTTCGAACTCGCCGCATTTTGAAATCAGAATGCTCTTTTCGATTCTTTCGTCTTCCCGTTCTATCTGCCCTTTCCTGAAACTGTAGTATAATGCTCTTAGCGACGTATACAGACACATTTCAGGAATTGTCATGTATTTAGGAATAGGCTTGTTTTTAGCGGCGGACGCTTCTATTTCACTCGTCCGCATAAGTAATCCTCCAAAACCTTAATTGCCTCCTCATATCCGCGGCAGACTGCGCATTTATATCCTTGGGCTTCAAGCTCCTCTATCCACCAGCTTTGATTTTCTGATACTTTCCCTTTATCCGCTTTCATTTCGATATACAGTCCGTGATACCTGCCTCTTGACGCCGGAAGATGAAGATCGGGAACTCCCGATTTAACGCCCAGAAGCTTAAGAAGTCTGCCTTGTACCGGAGAGCACTGTCTTTCATTGGGAATATGATACAGAAGCTTTAAAACGGGATATTTTCTCCTTATGTGCGCTTGCTGGGTCCATTTAATTAACATCCGCTGATGCTGTGATTCATTCATTGCTAACCTCCCATAACTCTGTTTAATATCTGTGAAGCCTGTAATCTAGTGAGACAGTCAAAATCTATATCGCCGTCGTACCTCTTGCATTTACGCTTTATCAGCCTTTTCTGTTTCTCTGAGGCTGGCTTGCGTCCCCAGCGTTTTGCTCTTTCAAGATTCCAGATATATTCGCTCGCCGGATGATTTTCCTTTAAGTCGGTAAAAATCATATCTATTGCCGACTGCATATCCATTTCAATACCGTTGATATTTACGTTTCCAAGCTCGTCCGGACATGGTATCGACTTATTTCCCTCAGGGAGGTTACACACAAGTCTTCCGTCGGGCATCTGAAAAAAATTGATATTATGAAGCTCGTATTGCTGTCGTTGCGCCCAAAGATTTACCGTTTCAATGTTCCTGATCCAGCTTGAAGGAACGTCGGAAGCCCTTTCTATTTTTTCAGGCAGTTCAAACAGATCGCCTTCAAGTTTATCCTGCTGTGATTTCGGAACTCCGCTTATATCTATTCCAAGCAGCGACGGCGCCGTACACAGCGAACGCCTGCCGGTTATTCCTACGCAGTCTATAAGCGTCAGTTTATCCTTTTCGGGGTGAAGCCTCAGTCCTCTGCCGACCATCTGAGCATACAAACTTTCCGATTGGGTAGGTCTTGCAATTATAACCGTTTCTACCAACGGTATATCGGTCCCCTCCGTAAATACCATACAGTTTATTAAACATGGTATTTTTCGTTCGGTAAACCTTTTGATAATCTCCCCGCGGTTTTTCGTTTTACCTGTAATAACGGCCGAGCCCGGTATTCTTTCCGAAATAGCTTCGGCGTGGCTTACGCTGGCGGCGAATATCAAAACGGCTCCTTTTCCAAGCTTGCGGTATGTTTCTGCAATTGCGTCCTCGGTACCGCTCATTGCTTCGGAAAGCTCTCCGGGGGCATAGTCGCCTCGGCTTGTATGTACTTGAGAAAGATCATAGCCTATATCTACACGTTTACAGTCAATATCACAAAGATAACCGTTTTTTATACCCCATTTCAAATCCCGCTTAAATACTATTTCCTCATATAAATCGTCAAGTCTTGCGCCGTCCGCTCTGTTAGGGGTTGCCGTGAATCCGATCACTTGCTCCGGCTTAAAATAATCAAGTACCTTTCTGTAGGTTTCGGCGGCTGAATGATGAGCCTCGTCGACTATAACGGTACTGAAATCACAGGGAGAAAATCTGTCAAGCCTTCGGGCTATACTCTGTATGCTTGCCGATACTATTTCTTCGCCCAACGACCTTTCCGACGCCATTTCTATTCCTTTTGAGCAATCAAAATATTTAAGCGGCTGTCTTACAAGCTCTTCTCTGTGGGAAAGAATAAGCATTCTCCCCGAACGTCTTATGTTTGCAAACGTAACCGTTTTTCCTAATCCGGTAGCCATCTGTACAAGATAGCGTCCGGGACCTTTATCTGACAGAATATCAATACATTCCTGCTGATAATCTCTTAATTTAATATTCAATGTTTTTATCGCTCCTTTTGCTGTATTCCCTGTTCAAGAGCGCAGTTTGCCATTTTCAATACGATCTTCATATCGTCATAGCAAAGAGTAACGGGGATATTATAATCTGTCAAAATCTTTACTATTTTTCCCGAAAGCTTCATCATTTCATTCAGCTTGTAGGGAGGTATGAATTTATACCCTTTTTCTTCAGCTTCTTTCATTTCTTCGTTTAATGTCATTTTTAATCGCTCCTTATTATGTGGGACTGTGGTACTGGCGTGGGACGAACGTCCCACTATAAAAACTCCGTATTTATTGGACTTTTAAGTATTTGTGGGACTGTGGGACAAAATCGCGCATCGTCTCGTCTGTAAAACTTTTTTTATTAAAAATAGGAAATTATAATATATTTGTATATATGTCTTATATATAGGGGGAAAATGTCCCACAGTCCCACAACTTTTATAAACAACGTAAATACGTGCTTTGCCCTTTATATACATGTCCCTCATTTTGCCTTTTTCAGTCCCTCATATGTCCCTCATTAAAGTAAATCCTCATAATCTTCAATATTTATTTCCTCATCGCCCGACGGCAGCCTCATAACAACGCATTCCACATTGACGCCGTTTATTCTTTTACCGCGCGTCATATTACGACCTCTCGTCAGAATAAGACCGTTGGTTTTGAGCCATGAAAGCAGCGCTCTGTCGTCAAATCCCGCGTCCTTTGCAGCCTTTCGGAATACCGCTCCGTTTATGTATACCCAATCGTCCTGAATAACGCCGTATACGTCTGAATTTTCGTTGTCGGCTTTAAATCTGTTAGAATTCATTGCTACCCAGTCGCACATATAGCTGTAACCGCGTTCTCCTGCCGATACAGAGGTTTTGGATTTCAGAAAATCTGATATCTGGCTTACCGTTAGACGATTCCCCGTCTTGAATATGATTTCATCCGCAAGCCTGTCGGCAAGCAGAATTGCCGCCGCCGCCATAGCCTGCTTCTCTGTCGTACTTCCTGAGGATAATTCCTTAAAAAGCTTTTCATATTCCGCCTTCGCTTTTTTTATACGTTCGTCCGTCAGGCTTTCAATAAATATTTTGCCGGCATGACCGTAATTTAGCTTTATAACCTGCGTAACTCCTATTCCGTCCTTTACGACCGCGTCCTTTGCTTTGCACTCTATGTCGATTACTCGGTTAATGGCTCCCGCGCCGGAATTATCGGCTGTCAGAGGCGATTCTCCGGTCGTAAGTATACAGAGCAGCCATGTAGGCGGCTTGTCGATACCTCCGGTCTTTGTTCCTCTGGTCCTTCCTACTCCCTGCGAAAGCTGATACACATCAAATTTACTTCTTCCGTGGCTGTCCTTTGAAAGCTGAAGCTCGTCAATACACATAGGGATATTATTAAGAAAAGCCGCGGTTTTTTCATGACCTACCTGAGTAGCGTTAAATGTCTGCACATACTGTCCTATGGCCGGATTCCCCCATACTGACGCCGCCAGCATAAGAGCGACCGTCTTGCCCGTTCCCGATTCCACTCCCCAGAGATGAACAAAAAAGCACAAGCCCCCGATCTTACTGATAAGCACGCTTGCAAATGAAGCTGCAAGCATTATCTGCGCCGTTATACTGTCGCTCCGGCATTTAACCGCGGTATTTAACCATTTTTCAAAGCTCCCCTTCTGTGATATCGCCTTGTAAATTGTACTGTAATTCGCGTCGCCGTCAAAAATCAATCCTTCCACATAAGGGGAGAAGTCCTGCCCGTCCCCTATGTAGCCCAGTCTTGAAACGCTTTTGTGCTCAGGCAGGGAATCATAATTCAAGGCTTCTATATCGCACAAATACTCGGACAGCAGCTTTGCGCTTTTAGTTGTAACCGATATTCCCACCGCCGCAAGCTTGATAACCTTCGACGCGTCGAAAAGGTCGTTTTTCCCCACTATTATTTTTTTCCACTGTTTGCCTTTGAAGTACGCTATTTTAAGCTTTTCTTCGTTTGTATCAATGTTTACAAGCCGTTCTACCGGTATAATCGGATGCAGACAGGCAATCTCCTGAACGTCCAGTCTTGTTCGGGAAACTCCGTAGGCGTCGCAGTTCCATTGCCCCGCCTCAAGCTCTAAAGGCTGCTCTGGAAAATCGGTAGGGTGAGTTATGTTTATGTTTTCAGCGGATTTAGCTTTTATAAGACGCAATGATTTTTCATAATTGTTAAACGCTTTCTTAAAATTAGTAAATCCGGCTTTTTTAGCTTTCACCGCCGCACATTCAAGCTGCACCGTCTTTTCAAAAGGGTCTGTATATTTTCTTATTTCCTCATAAGGCGCCGTAGTTGAATAATCCTCAAGACAGTAATCGTATGACAAATCTATCTGATTCTGTGTAAGATATTCGTAATTATCTACCTTATAATCAAATAATAATCCGTCGAATTCTTTAAGTCTGTTACATTCTGCCGCTTTTTTTCTAAGCGCTGTTAAGGATTGCAGTCTTTCTTCGCTGCTTTCGCTGAAAAGAGCTATATGTTCTATTACCCCGGTTATTTCTTCGGCTTCCGCGCTTTTCAAATCAACGGCGTCTATTTGTTCCTGTGTTATATTAACTCCCCCTTGCTACATTTTAAAACGGAACTTCTCCGTCGCTTAAAATTTCCTCGAAGTCCTCTAAACCGCCTATTGCCGCCGATTCCTGATTAGCCGTACTTACCGCCGATTTAGGCGGATCGGCGAAGGCATAACCCGCCGCGGAAGCATTCCCGCCGTCACCGGAGGATTTACTTTCGCCGAAGTTAACATTATCCGCCTGAACGTCCATAGAGTAATGCTTAACGCCGTTTTGATCAGTATAATTATTATTTCTAAGGCTTCCCTCAACAATTATCATTTTACCCTTAGAAAAATATTTGTTTATAAATTCAGCCGTATTGCGCCACGCGACAACATTTATAAAATCTGCCTGTCTTTCCTCGCCGTCTTTTTTATACTGTCTGTTTACCGCCACAGAAAATCTTAATGACGCTACGCCCGACTGTGTTTGTTTTAATTCCGGATCGGCTGTAAGCCGACCCATTATTATTACTTTGTTAATCATTCTGATTCTCCATTAAGCTTGTAAAATCATCAATACTTTGTTCGGATTCTGTTTCTGCACTTTCTGTTGCCCCAGCTTCAATTACTTCTCCTGTATCGGCAATCGTTTCTATATATTCTGTTTCGCCGTTTTCGTTGATGACAGCCATATCGTTTGTTACAGCTCTTTCCATTTCTATCGACATAATGCCCCATTTACTGATTAGCTGTCTTAGCATAGTTTTGCAGGCCATTCCGTCAAAGTCCTTTTCCCAAAAAGTATAGCCCTTATGAGCTTTATAGCCCATAGAATATTTTTCAGCATGGGACTGCATTTTTTCTTTGCTCCAGTAAATAGCTTTTTTAAAGCCGTTTACATATTCAAACATAGCATAATATCCAATAGTAACAGCATTTTCACGATCGATTTCGTTTTCAATAAGCTGCACTTCAATTTCTTCGTTCAAAGGATCAAACCTGATCAGTTCTCCTTCTTTTATCTGCAATACATTTAGCTTTTTATATTGTCCCGATCTGATTGCAAGCTGTATGTAGCCCTTGTAGCCAAGCTGAAATTGTGCGACCTTGCGATTGTTTTTACGGTCATTAAATGGGACTAAATAGTATTGCCCAAGCTGTGGAGACGGCGAAAGATTAAGCCCCTCTCCAAGAAGTCCTGCTGAAAGTATTGTCCCTGCATCGCAATCTTGAAGCTGTGGATTAGTGCTGACCGCCGATGTTATTGCAGTAACAAACCTTGCCGATTTTTTGGGGTCTCCAAGTGTGTTATTGATAAGTCTTTTATATCCGTCACTATGAATCGCAACGCTGAATTTCGGCTTTTCTCTGCCTTTAACCAACGAATTATTTACTGCCATTGTAATACTCCTCCATTATTTAATAACTTCAAATTTGATTTCAGATTTTTTCATAAAATTCCGCAAATTAATAAGCTGCGAACGCGTACAAGTCACTTTAAAAGATACTGTTCCTACAGGGTCCAGATGTTCAACCTGCGGAAGTGGTTCCGGTTCTGTAACCGGCACTGTTTCCGTAACCGTCTTAGGCTTTTCAGCAGTATTTAATGCTTTTGCTTGTATTTCCGTTTCCCGCTTGAGCATTGCAGCATATACGAGCGTTTTGCTTAAGTCGTAATTTTTGCAGTATTCTGACAGAATTGCAGGTTTATACGGAACGTCAGAATATTGATTATTTATAATTGCAAGCTCTTTGCGAATGCGGTCAATAGTATCTCCGATTTCGTTTTTCAACGTATCTGTTTTCAGTGTAACGTTTGCCCATTTTGGATTAAGTATCTTTTCAAAGTCAACGATTCCGGAAAGCTCTTTAACATTCTCATCAAAATACGCTTTCAATTCATTGTATTTTTCCTGCTTTTTTATATCTTCGAATTCTTTTACCTGAGCGTCAATTGCGATAACGGGAGCCTTGATAAGAGATACAAGCTCCTTGCACTGAAATTCAAAAGTATTGTACGGTGCAAGGCAGACTGA